CACCACGACGCAGGGTGCGGGCATCCAAGGCCATCCCCGTGTTGTAGTTGGTTCCGTTCGGGTAGATGGTGTCCAAAGCCGATGGCGGGGAATTGAAGAGCGGGTAATTTGCCTTCTGCTCCATGAGGTAGCGGGTGATACGCTCGGAATACCACTCCGCATCGTTCTTGACTTTGTCCGTCAAGCGGGTAATTTCGTCCATGGACATCTGCGAAGATTCCTCGCTGGTTCTGCGGACCATTCCCTTGTTCATGTATTTGAACGCCAAGACCATCGGGAGTTCGTAGTAGAGCCATTGCACCATAGCGGGCTGGATGTAGTCCTCCAGCAGGGTGGTGTTCAGGGCCGTGGTCGTGCCGCTTACCACCTGCCCCACCATTTCCGAGTACAGGGCAGACCCAACGATAGGCTGAATCCGCATCTCTTGAACCTTCACGATGGTTGGCCGTATCTGCGTAAAGGAAACATTCTCGTTTATGACCGAGTTGTCCAGCAGGGTTTGTTCGCTGATAAAGAGTGCCTTCATGCTTTTGAAATTTTGTTGCCCTTACGGATGACGAGTTGCTGCTCCCACACATGGCGGCATTGCGGGCGGTTCACTCCGCTGGCGGTGTGATACCATCCACCACGGCGGTTCCATACGCTATATCCCATGATGTTGGAAATGCCGTTGATGTCGTCCCGTGTGTACACCTTGCCTTGGTCAGCCAAGTCCAGCATGACTTTGCAAAACTCACGGCTGGTCTTCTTATCCTTGTTGCTGAATCCAGCGGCCCAAGAGTATTTGTAGCGGACTTCCAGCACGGGTTCATCCGTTGGCTTGGCTCCTTCCTTGGCAATTTGGTCCACGGCTCTTGCGATGGGGTAACGGTCTTTTGCGATTAGGTAGGCCACACGCTTGGCGACTTTCGCCTTGCTGACCCCGAACTCCTTGGCCATTTCTTCCACGGATGCGTCCCGATTCTTTTTGCGGTACTTTTCGATTTTCTCGTCAAGTTCTTTTTCTTCCTCGCCAAGTTCGGCGAAGGCTTGACGCACTTGGTCGTCCAAGTCGGCATCAAACCGCATTGGCTTACTGTGCATGACAACATAGTCGTCGCTGCTACTCCCAAACTTGCTTGCGACCACCTCCAAGACCTTGAACTCCTCCTCGCCCCATCCGTAGTCCTCGGTGTCCTCTTCGCCCCATTGGGGTTCGCTGAACGCCTGCTCCTGCACTCCGAGCAGGGTGTTCACTTCTTCGGGGGTCAACCCGAATCCAGCGGACAACATCGTGCGGGCCATCTCCAAGGTGATTTTTTCTTGGGCGTAATGGCGGACGATTCGCATGAGGTTTTGCTGCTTTCGGTCTTAATCTCAATAGCAGGCAATCCCGCTTTCTCCCGCAGTTCGGTGGGTGTCATTGCTTGAATCATTGCGGTTTCGCTTAACTGCTCGGTGATGGGTTCCACGGGAATAAGTTCCATCCCTTCCACGCCATTGAACGACCCCAAGTAATTCATCATCCGCTCCACCTTCCGCACTCGGTCGTTCACATAGGTAGCCTTGAATAATTCGTACGCCTCCACCAGTTCCTGCCGTCCTCCCAGTTGGCCTTCGGTCTTTACTCCAAAGAGCATCGGGTTCACGACACGGTGCGAGATGAAGATTTCGGACTGGATGGCCTTGTTGAGAATCTCGAACTGCTTGTCCATATCGGACGGGGTGAGCGGTTCCAAGGTAGGAGCCTTGGATACATCGTCGTTGAAAGTCACAACGAATCGGCCCGCATTGTCCGTTCCCGAAAACTTGCGCTTGATTTGACGCTCAATATCGCCTTGCTCTTCGGGTGTCGGGATGCCGTTGTTGAAGTTTATCAAGTACCCGCCCCAAAAGTTGTTGCGGAGGTTGTTGTTGTGGAAGTTGGCCACCTGCACATCGGCTTCAATCCAAGCCAAGCCCCCCATGTATTCGGGGAGCGGATAGGACTTGACACCTGCTGCGTACACCCTGTAATAGAACAACTGCTTGCCGATGCGGTTGTCTGCATCAAAGGCGGGGATTTTCTCTACATCCCCGATTTTGGGGTAAAGTTGGACCATTGCATCGTCGTACCAATCGGCTACTTGGAACATCCGCTCGTCTTTGTCCACACGAATCTTTTCAAAGGGGATGTGTTCCATCTTGGCGATGGTTCCCATTTTGTTCCAAGTCACCGCAACGGCAAACCCGTTGAATAGTTCAAGGTCCAAGACGAGTTTCTCGGTGATGTCGTTGAGGTCGTCATGCTCGCTCAACCCGTCAAAGAACTTGGCGTAGCGGGCCTGCTGCTCAACCGTCATCTTCTCCCCTGGTTGCCATCCACCGCCCACGATGTAGTTCACTTTGCCATTCACAATAGCGTTGTGCTTGCTGCTCCTTCGGTAGTTGTCCAGCAGATAGTAGGGGTACTCGTTGAACGCCCCGTAGGTGATGTACTTGCCCGCCTTGTTTTCAAGCATCACGGGGACCTTGTGTTCAATCCCAAGCCATTGGGTGAACGATTGCTTTATACTCATAGCGTGTGTACAGTAAAGTTGAGGGCCGAAATAGTTATTTCTCCGCCATCGCTTACGGCGTTGATGAAAATAGTGAACTCGTCATTGACTGCCCCTTGCAGAACGGCTTCAAGCATGACCGCATGGCCGTTGTTGTGGCCCGTGGTGATGTCAGTCATACTCTGCTCAATAGGTGTGCCGTTCTTGGCGATATAGACCTTGATTTGGTTGCCGTTGCCTTGGGCCAAGACCATGCTGGCCGATATCCGCAAGGCCGCACTTGTGGTCCCCGTGTAGGTGATGGCGGTGGTTGTGCGGGTAAAGTTGTAGGTAGTCAGCAGTCCCGATTTCAACGGGGTTGTCAACTTGACGGCACTCCCTTGGGTCGGGGCAAAGTTCTTCACCTCGTCAAGGTAAAGGTTCGCCACGCCCCGCTCTCGGTCAAGAGTGGCGGTATCGGCGAGGTCGTCAAACAAACCACCCACACGGGCGGCGGTGTTCGCTCCTGCAGCGGTTTCGGCGGCAATGGTCAGGGCCGAAGCCTGCAACTGGGTTCTCGTTTGTACGCTCATGCGAAAGAGGGGTCAAAGGTGGAATCAAACACTCGCTCATCGGACGAACCGAAGACGGTGTACTGGATGGAATTGGCGAAGGTGTTGAAGGTCAGCGAAACTACCTGTACATACGCCAAGCCCGTTTCAACCACCGCAACGGCTGCACCAACCGTGGAAGAGGTATCGTAAACCTCATACTTATACGACCCCGTTTCAAGAGAGCCGACAACGATGGAAAACTTGTCATAGCGGTTCGTGTAGGAAGAAAGGTTGGCCGATTTCAGCAGGGTGAAGTCGGTAGTCAGGTTCTTGGCGATGTTGGTCAGCCGCAAGATGTAACGGTCCCCCGTAGAGGCCCGCTGCGTCCAAGTGACGACGATGGTGTTGGTGGTGTTGGGAGAAAGATAAATCATCCTATTCCCAAATGTAGGATGCGCCCGAATTTCACAATTTGCGCCCGATGCTTCGGTAGAGTTCGGCCCTCCGCACGGCGGTCTTGCTGATATCAAAGCGTTCCCTCACATCCTTGGACAACTGCACGGCAAGCCCCTTGGCGTAGTCGGGTTCGTTCACAAACTTCCTCACCGCCTTATACCAAGCGTCTTTTTTCCCGTAGGGGATGACCAGCCCGTTGTGGCCGTGGACGAGAATGTCCGTATAGGGGATGGTTTCGGATGCGATGATAGCCTTGCCCATCCAGCCTGCCTCAACCACTTTCAGTTCGCTTTTGAGGCGGTTGAACTTGGTATCACGCAAGGGTGCGATGGTTGCGTTGATGAAGTTGTACCCGCCCACATAGGAATAGATGTCAGCGGCTTGGATGCGTCCGTAGTTCTTATTCACCCCCCTGCAGGAAAGCATCCGCTCGTAATCGTCGTAAACAGGGTTGTTGTCGTTCCACCCGCCAAGGTAGATTTTGTATCTCCCATCCAGCGACTTGTCGTGGGCAAGCAGGCCGAACGAATGCTCAACGAGTGCGATATCTTCCTGATGCTGCGCCCCTCCAAACCATCCGATTTTAAACAGGTGCGGTTCGGGTTCAGCCGTCGTGTCGGGCAAGTACTGCTGATATGCTTCGTACGGCTCGTTCGGCAGGATGGTCACCGCTTTGTTGAGCAGGCGAATCTTCTGCGCCAAGTGTTCGGTCGTGGTGGTCACATGGTCCGCCAAGCGGATGTGTTCACGGATTTGCTCATCCAACTTGGTGGACAAATAGTGCCGATACATGATATGCCCGCTCTCCAGCACCCAGTAGTCGTCGAGGTCCAAGATGACCTTGGCGCCAAAGGCCGTGAGAGCCTTGTAAACATTGCGAATTTGGTCCAAGGTACCTTGACACCACAAGCGATTGAAAAGCCATATATCGACCGTCTTAAGGTCTTCATCTTTTACATTGGCGATGTTGTCCACGCAGACATAGTCAAACTCGGTGTAATTGTCGCCGAGGTAAGCGTTCGGCATTTCCAGCCGATAGAACGAGCAGCCCGTTGGGTGGGCGTTGTAAACGATGCAAATTCTCATACAACAAAGGTATAAAAAAAAGGGCCACCTCTTGCGAGATGGCCCCTGACCACTAAACCATGCGGCGTATGAGAACCGCAGGTCAAAGATACTCTACGAACCGCTGATTTGTGCGGTCAGCGCAGAGAATGTTGCTGCTGCGATGTTCAGCATCGGGTCGGGTTCCATTCCCGTGAGCGTCATCTCGTAGCCTGAACGGTCGCCGAATGCAGTACCCGTTCCAGCGGTTCCAGCAGATGCCTCCAAGCCATTCGCAGCACCCAACACCCAGTAGCGGTTGTTGTTGTCTTGGACGATGACCAGCAAGCGATTCCGAGCCAAGAGGCGCAGTTCATTCCGCACGGCGGTCTGCAACTTGTTGATGGTGAAGGTGACTTCGGGAGTGTAGAACAAGGTTCCGTTCTCGGTGCTTGCGTTCAAGGTTTCCGTCATGGACGAAGTGGCCTTGGTCAAGTCATACTCGTAGAATCCCGATGAGAAACCCGTGAAGCCTGTGACCGTTCCGCTTCCGTTGGTGTTCACGGAACCCGTTGGGTTGAAGGCTTGGACAAAGACAGTTTTGATGCCGCCGACTGAATCTCGGCATCCGAGGGCGTAGCCCGTAGTTAATGAGCAGGACATAGTGTATTTTTATTTTAGGAGTTGCAAGAATAAAAAGCGGGGGGAAGTTTCCCTCCCCCCTTACACTTAGGCCAGGCGGAAGTCAACCATCAAGTCGGGATAGGCGAACTGCACACCTGCTTTGAAGGCGGCTTGGAAGCGGACTTCATCGTTGTCCTTGGAGTACCACAACTCAAAATTCTCCTCGTCGGACAA